TATGTAGAAATAAGCTCTTTTTCACCGCTCTGAAGCACTTCTTTTAGACGTTTGTTCTCGTCCAAAATCTTCTGAGCCATAGTTAAAGCTTCTTGCTGCTCACGGAAGGCGGCTTCTTTTGCACGACGTTCATCATGCCAAGCCTTCTTGTACTGGGTAAACTTCTTCTTTACCTTTTGTGAGTAGTCCTCGTCTTCATCCGCAGCTTCAAGCTCCTTCTTCATGTCGTCCGGTAAAGGCTCTACATTACGGTCTTCCGGAGGAGTATCGTCCTCAATCTCGATGGTGACGTCATCACCAGCGTCCAGGTCGATAGTAGTTGGTTCGTTCTCTACCTCGTCTGGAAACTTAAATTCTTCATCTTTTAGTTCTGCCATTTGTTACTCCTATTTGCGTTTAATGCCGCGCGGGTCTTGGACTACGCCCTCGACTGAGTCGTCATTAATGATTCTGAACTCACGCCCATGAATTACTAGTCGTGTTCCAGCGTTGGGTCTAACCAATACAAAGTCGCCCTTTTTGCACCAAGGACCCGTTGGGAAACGTTTGTCATCCTTATAGCAATCTGGACCCATATCAACCACAAATAAAACCGTAGTTAATACTTCTTCATACCGAATAGTTTCATCGGCTTTAAGCAAGCCACTGTCGTACTCTTTATCTTGTTCTGGGATTGCGCACAAAAGGCGGTATCCAGATGGTTGTGGCAATTGTCTTGCCTTTTCTTCCTGTGATTTGTCCATTAAGGCAGATAAATCCACCGCCTGGCTTAAATCTATAGCATCACTCATCGTCAGAGTTCTCCATACGTTGTTGTAGGTCTTTTGTATACATCTTCATGGTGAGAAGACCTTTTATCTCACCACACATTGCTCTGTACTCTTCGTAGTCCTTGGCACTTCCTGTTGCCAAAGCTTCTTTGAGTTGGTCTACCTTTTCGTCCGCCTGTTTAATCAGGAGTTCTAGTCCGGTCATTTATTGTCCTTTTTAGGGTTGTTTTGTTGGCGATTAGCCATTTGTGCCTGATGGCGTAGAGTCTGCATTTGCTTCATAGTCTCAATACCAGCCTTAAAACCTTGTGCTTCTTGGTCAGCAGTCATACGACGCTTCTCCATAGAGGCTTTAACTGCCAACTGAGCTCCTGCATTCTCTTGTTGTGCTGCAATACGCTGTCTCTCCACTTCAATCTGCTGCTGTTTAAGCATAGCGTCGGACTGGTCCTTCGCCGCTTTACGTTGCAAGTCCTGAGCCTTAAGCTGCAATTCTTGCTGTTGCATCTGGATAAGTGGGTCTTGCGCCTGCTGCTGAGCTTTTGCTGCCTGTGCTTCCTGTTGATGTTGCTGTAGTAGCTGTTGTGCAGCTTGAGCAGCCATCTGGGAAACTTGTACTTCAATAGATTCTGGAATACCAACGCTATTGTCTTCATCGTTCTCACCGTAGCGTGGAAGCTCTGCTCCCATAGTTGCTTCGATTTGTTTGCGATACTCATATCCCAAATGTTCTGCGATGTGAGCTGACATAGCCGCTTGAATAGCTTGCGCCATCTGTGGGTTCTGGCCCACTAACTGTGCAATCTGCGGGTCTTGAACTGCTGCCATATGAACTGCAATATGCGCCTTATGGTCTTGGTACAAGAACGCTTTAACAGGTTTGCTCTTAAGAAGATTCTGATTTTCTGTGACTGGGTCACGCGGTTTCATATCATCTTCCATCGGGACAAGCTTCTGGTAGTTCTTAATACCTAGAACTTCAAGCATATCTCTGTGTAACAAAGGTAAGTCGTATAACTGTGGGGCTGTTCCAGCTAGCTGTAAAGCTGCTTGGTATTGAACAACCTTCTGAGCCATTGTTGATGCATTTGGGTCAGACACAGGAATAACATCCACTGACTCATAGTCTGAGCGACGAGCTCTTCTGCTACCTTCTTCTGGTTCATATGAATAGTCCTCTGGTGCATAGTCAGCAATAATGCGCTTCAATAAGCGGAACTCTTGCTTCATGCTGTAATGAATACGAGCCTGAACAGCACTCATAGTCTTCAGGGTTCTCTCTAGAATAGCTAGAGTTGTACCAACAGGAGCGTTTGCGCTCATGTCAGAAATCTGAATATCAGCTGCGCCAGCGAATCTACGTCCTTCTTCTACGATAGTTCCTAGTAATGAATACAGAACTTGAGAAGGCTCTTTATATGGAAGAGGTAGGATGTTGTCACGCATTGTGCCGCTTGGGACATCTACGTCACGGAACTCACCAGGACTTACCGGGGTGTCGTCACCTTTGATGCGAAGACCCCTAGTTTTGAAACCGCCTGGCAAATTAGATAATGTACCAGCGTCGACAAGCTGACGAATGATAGAAGTACCAGACTTAGCAAAAGCACCAATAAGATGGATAAGGCCAAACGCGTAGAAGCCAAAGCCAGGGATATACGGGTAATGAACGAAGTGTTGGCGTTTCTGTTTTGTCTCATCATCTGGCTCCCAGTTGCGACGAATAGCTAGAATTTCTCCGGTACCCTTTTCTAGAGTAACCACGTATGGAAGTGCAATGCCTGTCGGCTCACCGTCATCATCTTTATCTTCGTAGCCTGCAAGGTCTAACTCAACATGCATCTCAAGTAACTTGAAGCGACCATCTGACGAAGCACGGAAGCCCATCTTCTCAGCGATACTCTTCTCAACTTCATCCATAGTCTGAGACGGCTCACCAAGGTCTACGTCACGGTAGAAGCCTTCATGCTGTAGGCGTTTAATCTCGTTCTCTGTCTTACGCATCACGTGTGTAACGCGCTCAGCTGACTCAAGACTTGAAGCACCATAAGGCACAACTACGTCTTCAGCTGGGATATACATAGATACTTGACGACCTAAGTACGGGTCGTAGTAAACCTTCTTGAACGCGTTACCAGCTAAGCCTAAGCCCCATAACATACGCTCATGCTCTGGACGGTACTCTTTCATCACGTCCATAATCTGGTAGTTCATGTCATCTTGAACACGAACCGCTGCTTCTTTTTTCTCTGATGTTTCTTTGCCAATAATCTGAGTCTTAACTGGACCTGCCGCTGGCATAGTCTCCATCATGGTCTCAGCTTGGAACTTAACTAGTGACTCTGACAATAGTGGGTGATAGACGCCGCATGCGCCTTCCCAAGGTTCTGCTCTATCTTCAATCTTCATGCCCAACAACTCAAGACCATCAACGTATGTCTGTATCCAATCTTTGCGAGCATCTACGTCAGAATCAAAGTCACCAACCAAATCACTGGCTAGTTTCTGTAACTCATTAGGATGAATCTCATCAGCTAAGTTAGCTGAGAAGTCTTCTTCGTCATCCTCTTCTTGTTCTATTCTTAATAGTGGCTGACCGTCAATACCAATCTCAATTGACTCAGGGTCCTCAATCTCAATCTCTAGTGCGGGTTCATTACCCATTTCTTCCAAGTCTAGTTGGTCGATACCTAGAGGAGCTTGTCCTATTGACTTATCAATTGCCATGTTTCATCCTTATCTAAATGACGGGCCACTAGCCCAAGTCACTGCTGAATATCTAACACCTTTAGTTACAGGTGTTACTTTATGTTCTACAAAAGATGGAAAAACAATAATACTTCCCTGCATGTCAAGTACGTTTCGGTCTTCCATACCCTTTAATTGTAGGACACCTCCTTCAAATTCGGAAGGGTCATTTAGCAAAATAACACAAGAAAGCTTACGTTGTATACCATTTTGTGGTGGCTCGGCGTCCATATGCCAATCATAATGTCCTTCATCAATACTTTTGTACCTACTAAGCTGTGTTTTTTCTTGACCCCCCAAGCTATATCCCCACCCGGCAGACTGATTAGCCATCTCCATGTAGCATTTAGCTATGCACCCTAAAGGCTGCGTAGACTCTTGCCACAATATATCTGTACGTCTAATTTTAGGGTCAACAACAGGTTTTTCTTGTTGTCCTAAGGTGGCTGTTTCAGCAGTTGCCCAGTCAATTTGCTCTAAGGCAGAACGGCAAAACTCCTTACTTAATACTGCGTCCCATTTCCAATATGCATAGTTCACTAGATTACTCATTAGTAGTAAGCCGCCTTTTTACGGTATTTATATAGATAATCTTCTTCTGGTTCATCGCTTGGTAAGCGGATAAACCCACCTTGTCTAAACCTCATAAGG